AAGGAGGATTTGACCACCCTTCTGCCCTCGGGTCTCTCTTCGGTCATTCTCCCCATGGTCTAAGGAGAATAACAACCAGACCAGATCACGCTTGTTGGATCATCTGTCGATGGTCTTGTGATCGCTAGCTCGTACAGCTAGAAACACTCAGATCCTCACATCTCGAAAGAGAGGAAGGAAGGTAGCCATGGAAATCATGACTATACCTGAGAGTCAGCTGAGGCGCCGGTTAAACACGATACCATTACCTAAGGATCTAAAATCTGAGATCCTGTCAGTATTTTTGACATCAGTTCAACACAGTGGACCTGTCTGGACTGTCAGTCGTTTCAAAGAAATGAAATCCTACGTGGCCCACTCTGTGAGCTATGGTAAGGAGGACAAATCCTTGAAACCGAAGTGGTTTGCAACAACTCCGTATGGGAATTTATCAGGAGCTTTTGGAGTAATCCTCAAGCAAGCGATAAAATTCCCAAAAACGGCCATTCACTTTCTCAACCTATTGAACATCTACACAACCCTGAAATTTAAGGTTGTACCGATGTCATTGATCGAGGAAGCCAAGGTTGAAATTCAGCAGATGCCTGGTAGTATCCCCACCGAGCTGATCGGATTCATGCAGATGAGTCCTATGAGTTGGGGTAAGGAACTATCCGGTAATAAAAGACTCCCTCTAGCGAGGTTGTCTCCATCTGTTCCTTTCACAGTTGTTCCACCCATACCATCTCAAGCTCGAAACCTCTCTGATGATCTCGAAGAAATTCGGGATTCACAATTGGTTTGCTGGCCTGAAATGCGTGAGTGGCTTTCTCTCTCAACAGGTATCAAGTTCCAAGATCCTGGTGTCCCTGATTACACTCAGAGTACCATCCTTGGATCAGTTCATTTCAAAGGGGAACCTGGCCTTAAGGTCAGGTACTACGCTTCTCCAAACCTTTGGGTTCAGAGAAGTTTAGAACCTTTGAAGGAACATCTCATGGACATTGTTAAACTTTGCCCATGGGATTGCACCTTTGATCAGAGAAAGGCTGACCATGTGATCAGTCATTGCTTGTCCAAGTCAAAGTATGACATCCTCTCACCGAGGGTGTATTCTTTTGACTTGAGCAAGGCGACGGACAACTTCCCATGGAGGCTACAAAGGCCCCTATTGGTAAAGTTGCTCTTTCCTCTTCCTCGTCTCCGGGTACTAGTTGGTGATCAATCAACTGAGATCCAAGCCCGCTTGCAAAGCGGTCCTGTGGAGACCTTAGTTCGTGTGATACCACCTGTTATCCGTAAGGATAGCAACTGGTCCTCATTCATCCTCTTCTGTTATATGGTTGAGGAAGCTAAGTGGAAGGTGAAAGGGAACCATCGTGATTGTGTCAAATGGAGGACGGGTCAGCCCTTAGGGCTAGGTCCTTCCTTTCCACTTTTCACTCTCACACATGGTCTCCTCCTCTGGTACCTTAACGGACGGTC